CGGATAACCAGTCCCATCCAGGGAACCGTACTCACCAAGTATGCCGAGCAGGGCGCCATATTTCTGAATGGCCACACCTTGAGCTGAACTTAATCCGCAAGCTACAAGTGGGCTAATTCCAACAAGTGGGTGATATAAGCAATTCCAACGGTCATGAATAATTTCAGAAGCAGGCAAAATGATAGATTCTTGCTGATTTGCAAGCTTATCTATTCCTATACGATAAAAAACATCACCCTCATCACTGACAAGAGGTTTAACATTGTCCGGGTTAAGCACAATCAACTGCTCTACATCACCTTGAAAACTCCGAAGCTTTAGAACATAGGTATTACCACGTGTTTCTTTTGAAATAATGTAATACTCAAGAAATTGCTGCATAGTTTGAAAATGATTAGGCTTATCAAAAAAAGGTAGACTTTTATCGCTAGCCTTTACCCAAACACCATTCTCTTTTTTACGTAACTCCAACGGCAACTTGCCAATATCTTTCGAAATGATTGAAATACATGCGAAAACAGCATGAAATGAAAGTTGATCTTCTTGGCTTAGCTCAATATTTCGCTGCCATGCTCCCATGAATGGTTCTAGAATTCGCCATCCGCCACCACCATTGACAGGTGACAAGGATTTTTTGCGAAATACATTGCTAAAAAAACCCATTGATTTCACCCCTTATTTAGATGCTTTAGAGCCTTTCTTGACTGGATTCTCAGGAACTAAAAGCAATTCTGGCTCTTGCACCATGCCTCCAAATTCATCAACTACTGGTCGCCCATTTAAATTTAATAAAATATTAGGCGGGATCTGCTCATATTCTTTTTCAGCTGCCAGACGATCTGCTTCAGCTTTTTCAACTGCTAAACGATCATTTTCTGCTTTTTTTGCCGCAGCTTTTTCATCAAAAATTTCTGCTGCACCCAATTGAATGAGCACATTAGCTTCATAATCCTGAAGGTCTTGCACAGATCCAGCTCGACCAGAGCAAAGATCTTTCAAAAATTTAACTTTTGGCATTTTCTCTACTCAATAAAAAGCCCCTAAAAATTAGGGGCTTTTGCATAAATTAATTAAGTAAACTGGACATAACCCGCTGCAACACCACGAGGCTTCCAACGAATAAATCGCTCACCACGAATCGCAATCAAATCACTTTGATACAAACTCACCCAATTCGGTGCTGCATCAGTACCCGTATTAATGGATGCTTCAGAACTAATCGCAAAATCAACTGCACCGTCATCAGCCAGAAGAATTTGAGATGGAATAACCAATACGATCTTATCAGCACATGCAGCTGAAATTTCTACAGGCAGAGTCAGCAACTCTTTGGCACCATTGATATTCATACCCTCAAAGTACTTCTTACCCAAGGCATCACGGAGCACACTTAATTTTGCAGCGCGAGTTTCTGACATCACCCATGTTGCACCTTCCAATGTTAGGCCAGCATCAGTTGCCTGTTTAATAACAGCAGCAAGATCCGTTTCAATTGCAACGCCAGTTTCACCAGTACTCGGAATTGCTTCAACACCATTTAAAATGGATGCTGGGCTATCCGTAGATTCAGCTTTCGCTGGATCAAAGAATTGACCATCAATAAATGCTGCCGTTGATTTAAGTAAATCATCCAAGACAAGCCCATCCGCTTTTGGATTTGAAAAGCGCACCAACTCTTCAGAAAGCATAACAATCCCTGCGACTTTAGATTTAGTTAAAGTCACACTACCAAAAGTTGGATTAGTCACAGGTTTAGTTTTTGCTTCCCCTACCCAACCAACAGTTGATGCTCCAGTTTGTGAAGGAATTTTGACATTAAAAGGGACTTGACGCATTTTTGAAGCTAATTTATCGACAGCAGTTTTACCGCGCAGCAATTCGATAAATTCACCAGAAAGCACCTGGAAATCAACCAATGATGCACCAAATGTAGCTTCAGATGTTGTGCCAACTAAAGCTTTTTGAGTCACTGCATTTTTTACAATCTCTGGAGCACGCCATGAATCGAGCACTTGCGTTGCTGTTACAGCACCTTTACTTAGTGCTGCAACTGCTTGTGCCTTAATAGCAATTGCAAAGCCAATACCTGGTGGCAAATTACTTTTTGTTTCAACAATTGGAGGTTTGCCTTGAGTCGAATTTAAGCCTTTTTCAGAAGTACCGCCTTCAACTGGAACTGTCGTACCAGGTAAGTCAACTTGAGATTTTTGAATTTTTTCCAATCGAGCAAGGTTTGCTTCTAAGTTTTTGATTTCAGCTTCATAACCTTTGATCGTTTCTTCATCAACACCTTCAGGTGTTGAACCATTATCGTTAGCGGCTTTTGTCATGATGTCTGACATTTTCTTCATACGATCATTGATCGTTGCTTTAATTGCATCAATATGTTCTTGCAAAGTCATACGAGTTTCACTCCAGTAGATTTAAATTTTGGTGCTTCAAACAGCTTTACTCCGCCCACCTTTGGTACTGGAGCTGTTGAATTAGTTAATTGAGGCGGTTTGCACGGCAAAGACTTTGCTTGCTGCTCAATATTCTGTTTATTTGGCTGATCGGGATGGCAGAGTGTCTTAATGCCAGTGATTGTTGCTTCCTGATTCGCAGGAATCGTGACAGCGGATAATTCATACCAATCCCATTTGATGAACTTATATCCCCAAGTACCTTGAATATCAGCCACTTCAAGCCCACGAAAACCAATTGAAAGCCCACGAACTAGGCCCGTTTTAATGCTGTCCCAAGCTTCTTGCAGACGCTTTTTCAGTTCGTCTGATTCAACTTCTTCAGGTTTTACTAACTGGATGACAACCTTAATACCTTCGTCAGTAACTTGAGCTTCAGTGACTTTGCCAATTGGTTGTCGCTTATCGTGCTGCCATAAAAATGGAACTGGCAATGTGAACTGCGCTCCTTTTGGCTCAACAACATCATCAACACGGTCAGGCGTTGGCGTTGTTGCAATACCCTCAAGCTTCCACTCTTCATCATTGACCGACTTAACTTCGAGTAAGCTATAAGCAAGCTTCATCGCTTTTTTACTCCTTGGTTTTACTTCGCTTTGAGCCTGCTTGAAGTGCTTCCAACTTTTCACAAGCCAAAAAAAATCGCTTATCAATGTAAGCGATCTCTTTATCTGTTTTGCCTGCTGTTGTGCAGGCCCCGTAATGGTTTTGCAGGCTCCATTGTCGCCCAATTTCTTGCTTTATATTTTCATTTCGTGTCATACAAAATACACCCCATAGCTTTCTGTTGGCGTTTCAGGATTTTGAGACATAATTGCACACGCATTCATTGACGCCATCAATGGATCAATCTTGCCACGTCCAGATTCTTGTTTAGTAATCATCAAAGCATTTCCCTTCAGTACACCTTTTGCATTACCCACGCACCAGTTCATCATGCGCTGGCCAGCATGTAACAATTCACCTTCTGCAAGTTTCCACTCTAATGTTTGTGCATATCCTGAAAGCATATAACCTTGTGGCACTGCAACCATTTTCTCAAAATCAACACCTTCAGCAATTAAGCCGTCTTGCATTGAAGGCATACCCAATTTATCCATGCCGATGGCATGTTTTTCTGGAAGTTTCCCACTGTTATTTAAACGTTTAATAATTTTTCCAGCTTGCGAAATTGCTTCGCCCAAATTTTTGACAATGGTTAAATCACCATCATCCTTAAAATCAAGTAATGCTGGTGCAATTTCCTTACGTCTTTCCAAAACAATTTCATGCGCCCAGGCTTTAGTCCAAAGATACCAGCGACCTCGATCATCTTTATCCCTCCCCATGACTGCCATACCAAACAAGTCGTCCAAACCACCACCATCAAGCCCTACAACAATGACATCACTCAAATCAATGATTGTTTCAATAACCAATCTTTCCTTGTAAGCACATGTCATCCAAAAGTCTGCACCTGCCCAACGATCTGCACGCTTATTCAGACCAATTTCAACATTCAAATACTTTGCTAGAAAGATTTGAACTGAATCTGCACCGTTTTCTTTTGCCTGCTCATACTTGTTCAGCAAAAAGCGGATATGCGTAGAACGACCAAGGTTTGGATTAGTCACATAGAAATAATCTGGATTCAAATAGCTTTCATCATCAATCAAGCTTTGCGGAAACTCATACAGTAGGGGCAAAAAAGATGGATTATTAATTTCACCATCACGTACTTTACGAGCATAGTCTAATTTCTTTTTGAATATCCCAGCTGGCGGTTCATCTGACTGAGTAGATAGCCAAATCAAAAAACCTTCAGGGAAAGATGCCATACCACCCGTTGCTTCCTCAAGCATCGGCTCGGCATTAGCACGTTTACCAAAAATCCAAAGCTCATCAACAAGAATATATGCACCTTTTTTACCACCCACCGAACCAGTATCCGCTGCCACAACAGACAAAGTTGCCTTGGTTTTTCTATGCGTTACGGTGCGAGTATGCTCAGACACGCTAAACAGCGCCTTCAATTTGAGATCTTCGCGAATCATGTCTCGAATTGGTTTAAAAGAATTATCAGCAACCTCTTTCGTTGGTGCCAAAATAATAAATTCAGCCGAATGTCGGTCATTTAAAATAATCGCTGTCAGCATGATGCCTGCGGCAAGTGTAGACTTCGTATTTTTCTTACTGATCAGTAGAAAAAATTCGTTAATTAAGCGCTCATTTTTTTCGTAGTCATAAGCGCCAAAAATCACACCAACAAAATCTAGAACCCACTGCCCTGTAACTTCGCCAACTTTCGGCTTGCCTGCAACATCAACTAACGTAAGTTTTTTAAATACGTTTAGAGCCATTTCGGCTTCATCTGGATATAACGGCTTGCAAGCAATAAGTGATTCTTTTGCTAGAATCTTCTTTTCCCAATCTGGGCAAGCTGTAGTCCAAATTGGGGACATTGAAGACATATCAACTCACTCTTTGTTGGCCTCGCGCTGCTCGCTGATTTCCAGCTGTCGCAAAGTCATCATCATTTTCAGGAATGGCGTGAAATTGTGGCAAATAAAATGCAATTGGTCTCATAATTACTCCTTTTCGTTTGGTTTACTTGAAAATATCCTTCCATTGTTCAAGT